TTGACGAGCGCGCAGATGATCGCCGAGCTCCAGGCCGCGACGAAGGGAATGCCGAGGGCGATGCGCCGGAAGCTGATCGAGGCGGTCGGGACGTGAGCGCCGCGCTGGAGCTCGTGCGGGCGCTGGCACGAGAGGCCGAGGAGGACCCGTCGGCGTGGATGCAGTGGCTCCCCCCCCAGGACGAATTCCACAAGGACCCGAAGCCCGTCAAGCTGCTCCGCACCGGCAATCAGGTAGGCAAGACGACGGCCGGGCTCACCGAGGTCCATTGGCGGGCGATGGGCGCACACCCGCACTACGCGACGCACGAGCCGCCGATTGAAGCGTGGGTCATCTGCGCGAGCTGGAGCCAGTCGCTCGCGATCCAGGCGAAGTTCTACGCCATCGCGCAACGCTATCTCATTGATAATACTCGGTTTGATGCGGTGAACGGCTTTCATGCGAACAGGCCCACGGCGAGGTACCCGAACGGCTCGATCGTCCGATTCAAAACCACGCAGCAAAACAGCCTCGACCTCGCGGGCGCGACCATCGATCTCGCGATGTTCGACGAGCCGCCTAAGAGCCCGCGCATCTTCGAGGAGGTCCGCAAGCGTCTGCTACGCCGTCAAGGCACGCTCCTTATGTGCCTCACGCCCGTAAACGCCCCGTGTGGGTGGCTCCGCGATCTCTGCGAGGCCGGGCAGGTCTCGGACCATCATTGGAGGCTCGAACCCGAGGCGATGATCCCGGTCGGCGAGACCGAGCCGCTAACGCTCCCCGACGGTACGCCGATGGATGAGGCGTGGATCGACGAGCTCCGGCGCAACACTCTCCCGCAGGAGGTCCCCGTCGTCGTCGACGGCGAGTGGGAGATGCGCGTCGAGGGCCGCGTCTTCTCGCAGTTCGACGCGACGCAGATGGTCTCTGACGTTCCGCCCGAGGGCGAGCAGGTGATTTGCCTCGGGATCGACCACGGCAGCAAGGTCGGCAAAGAGTGTGCGGTCCTCGTGCTCGTGGATCGCTCGGGAGACCAGGACCGGATCACAGTCTGGGACGAATACGTGGGCCGGGAGAACACGTCGACGAGCCAGGACGCGCGCGGGATCTTGGACATGCTCAAGCGCAACCGGATCCGGTGGTCACAGCTCGACGAGGCGTGGGGAGATCGGCTCTACATCCGAGGACCGGCCGACAAGAAGTCCAACCGCGACATGATCGACAGCCTTGCGCGGCTCCTTAGCATCCCGTCGCAGTCGCTTTCGCCGTCGATCCGCACGGTCAAGCGCGGGCGAGGCAGGGGCAAGGGCTCCGTCGACTCCGGCTGCCGGTATCTACATCAGGCGATGGTCCATGATGGTCACTTCCAGGTCCACCCGAGATGCGAGAAGGTCATCGAGTCCTTGCAAAAGTGGGATTATCGGGACGACGAGTGGAAAGACGCGATTGACGCTATACGGTATTCTCTACAGAGGCAGATTTTCGCGCCCGCGCGCCGTCGCAAGCAGAAGCGCCGACTCTACTTGTACTGAGGTCCGACCATGTATCAGCCCGGATACCCGGATACGCCGAGCCTCCCCAACCCGCCGACGCCCCGGAACGCCGCGGAGTCGAACCGGTGGGACGAGACACGCCAGCGCCGTCGGATGCTCGAAGGCACATGGCGGGACGACCTGGAGCGCCGGCTCCAATCGCACCTCGGGAGCGTTCGCCGCGACGCGTGGGGTCCGATCAGCCTCGCCCTCAACCCCTACAAGAATATCTGCCGCGAGCTCTCGGTCCTCTACGACGCCGAGCCGGCAGTGATGCACGACCAGATCGAGGACCCCGGCATCGCTCGGGCGCTCTCTCTCGGTGGTCTCTGGCAAATGATGCAGCGGGTGCAGGTCTTCACGCTCGGCCTCAACGAGTGCTTCGTCCGGCCTCACGTCGACGACCGCGGGCGCTTCTCGTTTCGCATGGTGACGCCGGACTTCGTCCGCGCCTATGCGACGATGGACGACCCGCGCAACCCGGTCGCGCTCCTCGAATACCGGATGCGGCGGCTCCCCGCGACGGAGCCCGGCGGACCGCGTCCGCTCGGGTGGACGATCGATCACTACGACATCAGCGATCCCGAGGCGCCGGTCTACTCCGTGCACATCGCAGACGACGACGGGACCATGGGCGCGGACGTTTCCGCGGTCTACCTCTCGACCGATAGCAACCCCGAGGGCAATTTCATCGGCGACGCGTACCCGTTCCGCAGGACGAGCGGGCGCCCGTTCATTCCCTACCAGCTCTACCATTCGAGCGGCGGCGGCGGCCATTTGTTCTCGCCCTACGACGGGCAAGAGCTCGTGGAGGCATCGCTCGACCTCTCGGTGCTGCACCAGATGGTCGTGCATGTGTTCCGAGATGCGAGCTGGCCACAGCGCTACGTCGTCAATGTCGAGCCCTCTGGGATCTCGATCGTGGAGACCATCGACGGAGCACGGGCCGAGGTCGTCACAGATCCGGCCTCGCTGCTCCAGTTCGCCTCGATCCCCGATGCCGAGGGTCAGGGCCAGCCGATGATCGGGCAGTTCTCCGCGGGCGGCGATCCCGGCAAGATGGAGGAAACGCTCGCCAACATGGTTGCGCGCGTCGCGTCCGATGCGGGCGTCCCACCGTCCGACGTGCAGAGGCTTGGAGGCACGGCCCGGAGTGGCGCCGCGATCTCGCTCACCAACGAGGGCAAGCGGCAAGCACAACGCCGATTTGCGTCGGTGTTCCGGCAGTCGGACGAGCGGCTCGTCGGCATGTGCGCGGCGATGAGCAACCGCGCGACCGGAGCCCAGGACGGAGCGCGCTACGTCGAGGGCGGGTATCGGGTGCTCTACCACGAGCTCCCGCTCTCACCGGACGAGCGCCGGGCGCGTCGAGAGGACGCGATCGCGATGCTGGAGGCCGGTTTGATCTCGCCAATCCAGGCATACCAGGAACTCCACCCGGGCGTCACGCGAGCCCAGGCAACGCGGGCGATCCTGGAGATCCGAGACCCCGACGCCGCCGACGCGTTCCGCGACGACGACGACGAGCCCGAGGCCGACTGAGTGCCGTACAAGCCACCCAAGGGCGTCGCCGCCGCCGCCCGTCGAGCCCTCGACGTGCGAGCCCAGGCCGCACCGAGCGCGCGCGGGCTCACCCCGGTCGGCATCGCTCGGGCGCGCGACCTCGGCGGGCGTCGCGAGGTCTCGCTCCAGACGCTACGCCGGATCCTCGGCTACCTCTCGCGGCATCTCGTCGACAAGCAGGGCTCGACCTGGAGCGAGCGCGGCAAGGGGTGGGTAGCGTGGCACGCGTGGGGCGGCGATGCCGGCGCACGGTGGGCGATTCGTGAGCTACGCCGCGACGACGCGGAGTGGTTCGAGGTCTGGTCGAGAGGCCGACGTAACCGGGCGCTAATGCGCCATCTGAGGAGAGAGAGCACATGAGCACCGACAACCCGACGAGCGACGGACCGCCGAACAACCCGGTGAGCTGGGACCGATTCGTCAAGGTCAACGAGAAGCGGGCCGCGCTGGAAGCACGCGTCGCCGAGCTGGAGACGCAGGCGCAGAGCTGGCAGGAGAAGGCGGCGACGGCCGACACGCTCGCGCAGCAGGTCCAGCAGTGGCAGACGCGCGCGGAGCAGGCCACCCAGGGTCTCACCGAGTATCAGGCCGCCGCCCGTATCGGCGTGACGGACCCCGAGCTCTACGAGGCGGCACGGTGGGCGCATTCGCGACTCCCCGAGGCCGACCGCCCGGGATTCTCCGACGCGCTCCAGAGCTGGAAGGACGACCCGAGCGCGGCGCCTCTCGTGCTCCGGCCTCACCTCGCACCGGCTCCGGCTCCGGCCGCACCCGCGGCACCGCAGGCCGCACCGGCTCCGGCCGCACCGCAGGCCGCACCGCCGAACCCCAACACGGGCACTGCTCCGTACTCGGGCGCACCCGAGGCGGTGGACCTCGGCAACCTGGAGCACTACCGCACGCACCGGGCCGAGCTCCGAAAGACCAAGCTTTTCTGAGCCTTGACGGGCTCGGGGCAGCGTTGTACGCTGATCCCAGCCCACCGGGTCGCTCCCCGTAAAACGCGCGCCGGGCATGACTGCATTGCAGTTGTACCCCCTTATGCGCGCACCTACGGTGTGAAAGAGCGTCCAACATGGCCAACGAAGTTACCAACGCAGGTCTGATCCCAGACCTCCGCCTCGCTCGGATCCTCAACAACGAGATCCAGCTTCTCCTTGCGGACCGGTTCAGCCTCCGCACGCACCCCGCGATCTTCAACGCGGGCAACATCGCCGGGCGCGGATCGTCCGTGATCTCGATCCCCCAGGCCGGTCTGGAGGGCTACGACCTCATGACCGCCGTGGGCTCCGAGACCACCGCCGCCTCTAACGTCGCGCTCACCGACGCGTCCGCGGACATCACGATTGCCCGCTACGCTCTGCGGCGTGAGATCAGCGACCTCGCGAACATGACCGACTCGGTCGGCCTCACCGCCGAGCGTCTCGCCGCTGACATGGTCGGCGGCTACGAGATGGCCGTGACCAACGCGATCTGCGACACGATCGACGGCTTCACCGCAACCGCCGGGACCACGGGCGTCGACCTCTCCGTCGACGACTTCTTCTCGGCTCTGTTCACTCTGGAGCAGGCGAGCGTCCGCACTCCCTACGTCTCTGTGCTGCACCCTGTCCAGGTCACCGACCTCCAGAACAGCATCCGGGCCGAGGGCGGTGCTCTC